TGAGAACGACCTTAGCACACTTCGAGCTATTTAATCTCTCAGTATGTGTAGAAATACGCTAACGGGGGTTAAACGTAAGTCTCGACCCGCTTGCCGTGGGGCAAAGCGGATCCGCGTGGCAATATGCCTTGCAACGGAAGTCATGTTCAATGAGGGTTTATTGAGAAAAATCTACCTACCCGACTTGAATATGCGCTGCAAAGACCTTGCTAAGGATTGGGGACGCTACTGTGAGGAGCAATTGGCACTCGTCGAGAGTGAACAGTCAAGACATAAGCTTGTTATGGCCTTTAAGGGCTGCAAAAGACTGTTCGACTATCGGTGCCTACCTTGCGATAGCGTTGCTTCCCAATCATGTAAGGAAGAGTGGCTCCTTCGTATGGCTGAGCCTATGGCCCGCATCTCCGCCGATCTCCGAGATAGTATCAAGGAGAGAACGCGGAAGATAATGGGACGGAAATGGTGGGATAGCTGGACTGGGCCTCGGGAGACCGAGGTGCAAGATCAGTCCGGCTGTCTCGAGTGGGAACGGATGATGGGTGGCACCTTGGCTGTGCCGCGGGATGACGAGGAACCGAAAATTGTCGGTCCCTGTGTTGGTCGCCTGTCCGATGAAGGCGCCGATATGCCCCTGCCTGGCTTTGTGAGGGCAGGTGTCGTCAATACCCCTGAGGTCTATGAAGTTGGCGAATCCAATCAATATAACATGACACGATTGGGTTGTGCTAAGACCAAAGGAAAATTCCGCGTCGTCACTATGCAGGGTGCTAAAGTGAAACGACTCATCCGCCCCGTGCACGAAGCTGCTTACAATCACTTGTCCAAGCACAAGTGGCTCGTGCGTGGGGATATAACCCACCATCATCTTCACCCCCTCGCCCGGGACCTGAGGGCAGGGGAACAGTATATATCTGGCGATTATGAGGCCGCCACCGATAATCTCAATCCTGACGCCGTAAGGGCTGTCGTTGAGGTTTTGGCGGAGTCATTGGACGATGTCAGGGCCAATATACTGTTAGAGAGCTTCACCGATATTCTGGTCCGGTGGAATGACCGTGTGACACCTATTCGCCGCGGGAGCATGATGGGCAATCTAGGATCCTTTGTGGTCCTATGTATCTTGAATAAGATCTGCCACGAGATTGCTTCTGAGGAGGTAGGTCGAGCAAAATCTGCCGTCCGGATTAATGGTGACGACATTGCTTTCTGTGGGGATGATGCGATGTACTACAAATGGAGAGAAGTTACGTCTAGGGTCGGATTCAAAGTCAACGACCTCAAGACGGGACGTTCGACGAAGTACCTGGAGTTAAATTCACAGGTATTTGGGGTTAAGGTAATGAAGGATATCGATTGGCGTATCGAGGGTGGAGTACCTCTCCATCATGGCGCCAATATCCGGGTCACACCTATCCCAAAACTGTCCTTCGGGTTCCTACTTTGGAACGAACGTCCTGACGAGGGGGCATCCGGTCTCTTTTCCCTCGCGAAACATCTCTCCTTCAAGACGGCGGCATGGTTGTTGACCCATCCGTATATTAGAGCCGTCTTGACATCGAAACATCTTCCCGTCTCTGTTGTTCCTCGTCGCTGGCTGTCGTTCCTTCTCAAGAAGAGATGGTTCCGTTCTCACCTCGAGACAGACTCCTTTGAGTCCAATGTCATAGAGGTCGATGAGTACGGAGTCAAAAGGATTATCCCGACTGTTGAAGGATATCCTTTAAAGAAGGAATGGGCAGACGACGAGTCTTTGAAAAGGACTATACGACTTTCGGAAAGCGGCATTGCCGTGGACCTCGCTCGGGGATTTCGGGGAAAAACGTGTCCCCCACCCGAGACCCGGTGTCGACTGAATTTTCATGTCGAAGCTAATAGAGCACCGGGGGGCGAGCATGTTCGCCTGAGAGCCCATGGCAGGGTTGTTCGAAGGTACCGT